CTACGGAGATACACAAGCCTTCAATGTTTCGGGACAACTTAATGGAACTACCGATCCAATTACTGGATTTCCAGTTGGTACTAATGTCCCTTTTCCTCCAGTAACTTATGGAAATGTAGATGGAACACCACATTCAAGTGCTTATCTAAGAGTTTTTTTCAACACAAATCTTTATGGATTATTCACAAATTTCAAGCATACCTTCTTTAATGCAACCTCCGGTTCCAAACTTTTGTTCCCTTTGACTGGAACAACACAAATTACAATCCCAACAGAAGTTGTTACATTTACTGGAACAGCTTATAGTTATGAAATTCTCTTTCAAAATCAAAACTATGCTAATATTCTGAACCATAGCTCAACTTATAATGCTGCAAACTCCATTTTTCAAGCAATCCCAGCAAGAAGTAGAAACCTTTACTGGATTTCTACTCAAGATTATAATTCAACCAATAGTCTTTGGTCCCCTTGTTCTGCGATTGTCTTTACGAGTGTTCTCTTGCCTATCAAGAAAGAGTTCGTTGGTAAGCCATTGCTATTAGGCGATAAGAACATTAGTGGTACAACAAATTCTGGAGCTGCCTTTGAGCCTATCATTACAGACTTTGTAATAGACCAGCAGACTGAAAAGGCTGAAGGATGGCGTGATTTCACATTGTATGAACCAACCGCCGAGTATAGGATGGCTTCTCTAACTGCATCCCACGATGAAATCAGAAACATTGATATCCAAGTCTTCTGGAAGTATCGTCTTACTGGCGAACTAATACCCCTCCGAATGTTTAACGCTTCGGATGTGAATATCAAGATGCTCTTCCGAAAAATAAACTATGGTTAAAACTTCAATCCAATAAAAAAACAGAAATGAATTATTCCGTTCTGTTTTTTTTGTTGCCCTTTAATATAAATCCCCATGTCCGCCGATATTGAGAAGTTGGCTATTTTTGATGACCGCATCGTTCAGACACGCCCCAAGTACGCTGTAGAGAAGGGTGCCTTGTCTTTGACAAACAGTCCTTTTAACGCAATTTCCCAGACCCAGTCTCAACACACCTACAACATTTATGTTCCTTCCGAGAATGTTTATGTTGCAAGGGATTTGGAGTGGTCCTCAACAGTGAACTTGGCTCTTAATGTTCGTCTCAACAACACTGCTTTGGGAGGACAATTCCCAGTGGGACAGCCACTTTTTCAGCTAGGTGTTGATGGTTCTCTAGCAGCTTTTCCTCTGAATGCTCTTTGTGCTACAATGACAGCAACTATTAACGATACTACGGTGACATTGAACTCCCAAGATGTCCTTACTGAGGTTCTCCGCTTGACTGATTACAAGGGAAATCGTCTTCAGCGAACTTGCCCGACAATGTTGGATAAATATCAGCAGAATTACGACGCTTTGAACGCTGCAAACGACCCAATCAGCGGCTTCAACAATGCGTCTGCCTATGATGAAGTTCCTAACGGTGCTTGGAATAACATTGTTTTCACTAACCCCACTGGTGGAGTTTTAACTGGAACCGCATCTCCAGCTTATACTTTTAATGGAGTTGATGTGAATACAATTGATGGTGTCCCGGTTTCAACACTTCAACCCGATGGTGTTACTGTAAATGGTCTCTACACTGTTTTCTTCCGCTTCCGTTCTACTGAAAAATTGGTTTTGTCTCCTTTCATCTTCGCAGAGGAACATGGATCCGACACTGGTTTGTTCGGTATCAACAACATCCAGCTCGTGATGAATATGCGTGATCCAAACCGATGTATCCGTCTTCGTGATGCTTATGTTGGAACCACAGAAAAACTCTATTATGGAGGTGGTGCTGGAGCCTCAACTTGGACCGCTCCTCTGTCGTATAACACGGGTGTTGGTACTGGCGTTTTTGCTGACAGTGTTATCAATACAACTTTCTTGACACCTTCGCTAGATATCCCTCTTCCTCCAAAGAGTGTAGTTCCTTACATGGAATTCCCAAGGTTTATCACTCAGCCTCAAAATGTATCAATACCAGCTGGAGACGCACTTCAGCTTCAGTCTCAGACAATTACATTACCCCAAATTCCAGACCTTCTTATGATTTATGTGAAGGCAGCTGCAGATCCAAATGTAATAATTGGTGATAAGTCTCTTGACCCAGCACTTCCTCAGTATGGTTCTGCTTACCTTCCTCTGGATTGCTCTGTTAATGGATTGCGTTCCCAAGCACCTCTTTCAGTTAACTTTGACAACTTTAGTGGTCTCTTGTCTTCACAGACTTGCGAACAATTATATGCTATGTCTGTCCGAAACGGCTTGGAAATGGACTGGGCTAGTTGGTCTGGTCTAGCAAAAGTTCCTAGTGGAGCAGTCGGTGCAACTATTGCAACTGTTGGAGGCTTCTTAGTTCTCAAGCCCGGTGTTGATATCACACTACAGAGCGGACAAGCTCCTTCTCTAGTCGGCAACTTCACTTTACAATTCAACATTCGTGTTCGCAACACTTTCCCATTCGCAGTTCAGCCACAGATTTTCGTAATTACAGCCAATTCCGGTTATTTCTGCTCTATCCGTGGTTCTTCCCGAATTATCAAGGGTGTTCTTTCCGAGCAAGACATTATCGCAGCACCATTGGCTCCCATTGGAACTCATTCAGCACTCAAGCGAATGATTGGCGGAATGGCTCGGTTTTCTAACCGACTTGGACTAATGAAGTCTATGGGTTCATCACCATCAAAAGCAGCTGAAATGAAAAAGGAGGAACGCCAAGTTGGTTCTGGTAAGTCCGGTCTTGCCTCCCGCTTGATGTAAATAATTAATAACTAAAACTTAATAAAAATCAAACAAAAGGATATTTTTATCAATTTGTTTGCTTTAAAAAAAATCTAACCAATTACTATAAAATGTCCCTAGAGAGCCTAACTAACCCTTTGGAGCGTCTTCAGTACTTACCGACAGCAATGCAGATGCGTCCATCTGATTTCCCTCCCAGTTCTTCTTATGTTTATAGTGCTTTAATTCAGTACTTTTTGAATGATGTAGCATTTTCTGCTGTGGATGGTGCTGCTTATGTCTATACTGGTGGAGCAGATCAAGATACTTCTACGCTTGGTGGTGCTGATCCTTCTGCTAATGCTAGTTGGTCGCTTCTGGGTGGAGCAAAGACAACTAAGCAAATTCCAGTAAGTGCTGGTGCTGCCTTGGGTGCACTTACTTTAACAAATCACACTCTTGCCGTTCCAGCGAATAGCAAGTGGTTAGTTTCAGTTCATGGTGTTGCTGCAAAAGGTTCTGCTCTTGCTGCAAGTGATGCTATGGTTCTTGGAGTGACTTCAAGTGGAACGGGTGGTGTTGGTTCCTCTTCTATTAATACCGGTGCAGTTGGAGCTTCACCCGCAGCAACCTCTTTTAATGTTGCTAGTACTTTCTATGTTGAGGCTGGAACAACCACTTCAACTCTTACAATTACTGCTACAGTACTTGGAAATGCCTCAACAATGAATTTAACCAATATAGTTGCTGCTTACACTAGATTAGCATAAAATCTACAGTCTAGTTAAAGATGTCTTTAACAACACTACAAAATCCATTAAGCCGTCTGAATTCTTTACCTAACACTATGAATTGGCGTGGAGGCTGGGATGTCTCCGAGCAATATTATCTCAATGATATAGTCTCTTCCCCAATTGATACTTTTAGTTATATCTTAACTGCAGCCTCTTTGCTAGGTGGAACGGATCCATCTCTTTCTCCAGAATGGACTAGACTTACTCCAATAACGGGCAGTGGCGAAATTACTTTTGTAGGACAAGGTGATGGAATTATAGTTGATGAAACAGACCCATCCATTCCAGTTGTTATAAATGATGGAGTTATAACATTTACAGCGGGAAATGGTTTAACAAAAACCGGACCGCCTCAAGATCCAGTTATTGATAATACTGGAGTTTTAACACTTGCTGTAACAACTGGATTGAATAACATTGGTACAGCTCAACAACCACACATAGTGAATACTGGAGTTTTATCACTTGCAGTTGGAACTGGATTATCACTTAGTGTCCCAGTCCCCACTCCGAGTGTAACAAATATAAGGAATTTTAAAAGATATAGTCTATTTCCTTTTGATACTTTTCTTGCTCCCGGTTTACAACTAGGAACAACACCACCCAACAATTTATTGGGTTATATGATTTTAGGAGGTTTTCAAATTCCAGCAGATGCAGTTCCCAATTCTACGGCTATGATATACAATCCAAATTGGAGCGTTGATAATTGGGGTGATCCAGCAAACGATGTAGAATATCAATATTTCTTTTTCAATACAACTGCTAATTTCTTTTTTCCACAGAGAATTAATTGTTTTAATTCACCCGCTGGAAATCCTAATGGAATTCCTCTAACTATTTCTACAGTTCCGCATTTTCCAGCAAATCAATCATCTTTTGATTACATTCAACAACCGCAATGGATTGTTCTGGATAATGTAAATCCTAACGACAATATTTCTGTTTGTGTTAAATTTTCAAGTACAGCCGTTTATTTTTCAAATCCATTTATTAGGTTGGATTATCTTTTATATAAAACAAATCTATAGTCTAGGTAAAGGATGTCTTTCACTACATTAGAAAATCAATTATCTCGTCTTACTGTTTTGCCTAATGCAATGAATTGGCGTGGTGGTTGGAGTGTTTCCGAGCAATACTATCTCAATGATGTTGTAATTTCACCCAATGATGGTTATAGTTATATTCTAACTGTTACTTCTTTGATAGGTGGTGTTGATCCAGCGGGTAATTTAGTTGATTGGACTGGAATTGCTCCAGCAACGGGTGGTGGAATTACTGCTATTGTGGGTGGAGCTGGAATATCAATTGATAATACAAATCCATTAATTCCAGTCGTAAATAACACTGGAATTATAACAGCAACAGCTGGGGTTGGCTTAGTAAATATTGGAACCGCTAACGACCCAGAATTTGATAATACTGGAGTTATAACATTGGTAGCAACAAATGGAATAACAAATACTTCAACCGCAGAAAATCCAATTTTAGAGAACACTGGTCTTTTATCATTAGCTGTTGGAAATGGAATAGCAAATATTGGAACGCTGCAAGATCCAAACATAGAGAACACAAGAAATACTGCACTTTATGTCCTTCCAGCTGGTGGTGCTTTTATTAATCCCGGTTTTCATGATGGATCAATAGATCCAGAACATCTTGAACTTGGAAGGTTTACTATTCCATCTGATGCTGTACCCGGTTCAACGGCTTTATTGTATGTTTCTGGATGGGGAGTAGATACTTGGAATGCTAATTTTGGTTTAGATGTTATGGAATATCCAACTTTTTTCGCTAGAGCCTTAGACATAGCAACTGCTTTTGTCCCAGTGTTTGGATTTTCAGCTGTACCGGGAAATCCTAATGGAGTTCCAGCAAGTATTTTTAATGGAGTTCCTCATTTCCCAGCCAGTCAAGCAATTGTTGATTATATTCAACAGCCTCAATGGATAGCAATAACTAATTTAACGCCCAGTGAAACTATTTATGCTGTCACTCGTTTTGCTTATCCTTATATTACTTTTAGTAATCCTTCCCTTACAGCTCCTTATCTTTTTTACTTAAAACAATAAAGTATTTAAAAAACTACCTATTATCCCACAAAGTTTTTGTGGTGTAATAGTTAGAATGGAGAATATTGCTACCATAAAATTCGTATACTCAGCCAATTTGGAGAATAGTCATCTTGTTTCCATTTCCCCTTTATTTTCATATGAGACTTTACAAACCGAGACTGTTTCTCCTTTGTTGTCCCCTTCGGTACTTGGTTCATCGCCTCTAGATGGGAATATATCAGACTATCATTATAGCCCACCCTTCCAAACCGCCGAACATCGCCTTCAGCCGTACAGATGCGAAGTTTGTGGACGCCGTCGTCACTAAAGTCTAGTGTAGATACATCATAGCCTTCATCTTCTGCTTTTTCTCTTGCAGCCTTGAGATATTTCTTTGGATTAATTCCAACTGCTAGAAGTTGCCTTTTGAAAGCTGATTTATTTCCACTTCCTACAATTCCAATAGGAATGTCAGCAAGATATTCAGCTGTTAGTGTTGGAATATGTCCTCTAACATTTTCAGTATAGACTTTTTGATTATCTTTATTGGATAAGAACTCAAAGGCTCGTTTCAATTTGGCTTCATCGCCCTTCATGTAGATTGTATGATTTTCTGGATAGAAAGTACCTTCTGCAACATAAGCAATTGTAATCTTTTTCTGTTTACCAATCGTTCGGTTCATAATGATAAACGGAGCAACCACTTGAGATTTAGGCAAATAAGTCTTGAGAACATATTGTCCTCGTGTTCCCTTTAGTTTTTTATCTACGACTAGTCCATCATTTGTGATGTTCTCGCCATAGATAATGGGAAGATTGTCATTTGTTCTTGTGGTACTCATCAATTTTGCTTTGTCATCGCCTTTGATTTTAGAAGGATCAAAACTTCCAATTTTTATTTTCACTAGGTCTTGCAGCCTTTCTCCAGAATAGGCTGAAGTGTCAACGCCTTCCTTATTTGGAACAAAAATGATATTCTTTCCAACCTTGCTGATGTAAGCATTTGTTGGAGTTGTCTTTCTAATTTGGAAAATCATTACTTCCACTTTAGCATTCGCAAACCAATCCAATTTATCGCTGATTGTAATGCGTTCAATATTTGTTGTCTGATGGATGTAGTCACGCATTTTCTGAAAAGCTGGACTAGTAAGCAATGAGACTGGAATAACGAACGAAAGTACTCCATTGGATGCAAGATCCTCAATTCCTTTAACAACAAATAATCCATAAATATCTGGAACGCCTTTCAAAACGGATTTATATTTTTCCTTTACTTCAGCACTTGGAGCAGCTTTGCCTTTCATAAGAAAGTAAGGAGGGTTTCCAATAATCAAATCAAATTTTTGAGGAAATGAGGCTGTCAAATAATCTTGATTGGAAGGTGTAATTCCTTTAGAAACCCAATCGCTATAGAACTTATTGTAAACAGTCGTATCATAATCATTTGCTGTTATGTTCGTGTAGCCTTTATCTATCATATCACCAAGCCATTCGCCAGACCCAGCAGAAGGTTCCAAGACTTGTGCGTCCAATGGAACATTAATAGAAGACCAAGCCATTTCACGCAAAGCCTTTGGAGTGTAGAATTGAGCTAATTCTTGCTGATGAGTTTTCTTTTCACCTTTCTTCTTGAGTGCAGCCTCCATCAAGTATTCTCTAGTTGCAGCACTAACACCTTCAAACTTGTCTTTTTTTGCGGCATCTTCTACAGTGGGAATTACTGCTTCTTGAACTGTTTCTGTTTCTTCAGTCGTTTCTGGTTCATTGCCTCCTCTGAATTTTTTTTTTCCTTCTCCTATTCTTCCAGCCATTGCAACATTATACGGAACTCCAGCATTAATTGCTGCTGCTTGGGCTGCTACAAGATTTGGAATTGGTGCTTGATATTCTGGTCCAAATGCTACTCCATCTTCTTCATCTTCTTCATC